GGGAGGGTATGGGAGCAAAAGCATGAAATAGCGCGTCAAAGTAAAGGCCCACAAAAGTAGGGGACCAGTACGCAGCGCAATGCGATATGCAGGTTTATTGGAAATGTCCCGCTTACAAAGTGGCGGGCACGACGGTATAGTTGGCCAAAGCGGCCGTAATAGTTGAGGAGGCAGAAGAGTTGGGACAGTCGAGAGGAGGAGAGCCAAGGAAGAAGCCTAACTGGGAATCATCTCCGGCATTCATAGACCAGGAAGCAGCACCAGGGGAGGCAGTAGTGCCCCCGCGGAACTGGTGCCAAGCCCCATTAGCAATAGAGTTATAAACACCAGTATAGTTCGCAGCCAAAGGCGAGCGGGTCGTAGCAGAATAATAAGGAAAAACAACATGCAACGTAGTGTGCCGTTCAGAAATGCCACAACCACTGATAGCATCCACACCCCCATCGGTGCCAGACAAGCCGGCCCAGACGAGAGTATTGCCTAAGGGTGTGAAATGTGCTCCGGTAGAACCGCGAGCAAATGCATACATACGAGAAAGATAGCTACAGTAGATCAAAGCGGCCGGGGAATAGGTCACACCAGTGGGGGGAGACCCCACATATACAGCGGTGTAAAGGTTACTAAACCACCTAGGGATGCCAACAGTAGTAGTAGCACCAGCAACGACACTGGCGGTGGCAACAAAGCCAGCCCGGCTGAGCAATTGCTTTAGAGAGAGGATCCGTTCGCCCACGGCGTGGGCGGCACCGGAAACCCTATCAACAACATAAGGCTCAAAGCCAGACTGGGCATACCAGACACCCTGACCACTAGCACCAACGGCAATAGGAGAAGGAAAGTAGGCAGGCTGAGCAGGGACAGAGAATTCGAAGTCAGGGCAAGCAGAAACCTCTACAGCAAAGGGAATGGAGGTAGAAACCGTGCCTGGGCCATTCAGAGGATCCATGACAAGCATGGTGAGATCACCAATGCTGTCTTCGAACTCAAGGTTAGCCACCGAGGACACAAACGGCACCTCAAACACTAACTCATTGCCCTCACGAAGATCCCAAATACTGGACTTGTACGCTAGAGGAGAATTGAGAACACTAGGACTAAGAAACTGGGTAGTGCTAAGTGCACCCTGAAGAGAGACACGAGGCGTAAAGCCTATGAGAACGCGACCAGTATGGAACTTGGTTTTCGCGGCTCGGAAACGGAAGCGGATACAACCACGCCAACGGCGGAAACACTGACCAACATAAAACAGGGGGGTGGTTAGTACAGAGGCTTGGGCGTTGAGGGCCCGAGCCGGGAGTGGAATGGACCAGTTGGAGGAACCTTGATACCAGAGGGCTGCGGGGGTCACGTTAGCCCCGTATTTGAGCGTGCCAGTAACGTCAGTGAAACTGAGGGTGAAATTGGCGACCAGAGCGTATTGTGCGAGCACGTATGCAAGCGCCATCTCATCGACGTTTGAGCCAGCGAAGCCCGGAAGGGCCTCAACATGGTTGTCGCACACCAAGGAGAGCGGGAACGAGGCATCATGACCATCGCAGTTGTTCTGGAAGGTATTGAGTGAATTGAGCATGCGCGCAGGCGGTAACAACACCATTGGCTTAGACCACCCGAAGGCGGCAGCAACCTTTTGTGCGGTCCTTGCAGCCCAGGCAGCAGGTTGGGCGTAGGATGAAATGAGAGGAATGTTGCCAGCAAACGAGAGCACTGTAGCAGTGCGCCCCAATAGCTGGGTGATGGGACCGACTCCGGTCTCCGCCGCTCTTGGATCAGCGGCTTTGGGACCCCCAGACTGGGGGGTTAGCAGGGTGCAGTTGTCGGGGACAGCGGACACAAGCTCCACATCCTCAAGCCAAAACCACATCGTGTAGGTGGGGGCAGTGGCACCCGCAGCAATGGTGACAGGCAAATACGAATAGAGGCAAAAAGCCCCAAAGTTGCTGGGGAAGTCCCCGGTAGTGGCGGCGTTGTATGCTGCAAAGTCGAGGGCATTGATCCAAGGCACACGAAACTCAACGGCGGTAGTCTCACAGATATCAAGGTTGACACCAGGGAGTTGTGAGGCATAGTTCGCATTGAACCGGGTGGAGGTGGGGTCCTGATACGTGTAGGCGCCAACAGGAGGCGTGTAGCACAAGCGGAGCACCCCGGCCTGGAAAGGCTGGGCTGCGACCTGTAACCGCATACACATAGTAAAACGGACCCCAAGACACCCCGAAAGGCGATTGAAGTTGGGGATGACGGCCTGGAAAGTAGCGATAGTGGGGGCCCAAGACACGAGACGAGTACGGGTGGTGGTGTTGAAGGCACCATTAAACAAAACGAAGGGCCGAGCTAAGTAGTCTGTGACAGAGACCACCGCTTTATCGGAATACTCAGAGGCGAGACTACGGGGAACAGCCCCGCGAACCATATAAGAATCACAAGCCTCATTCACAAATTCGGTCAGGGCGTGGTTCTCACTCCCTTCAGGAACCGCAACACCAGTGACGGTGCTACAGTTGGTGATGGCGTCCGCAGAGGACGCATCGAGTTGATTGGGTTCAGTAGAGGTAGCGAGTGTATATATACGTCCCCCCCCACACACAAAGAGGGGATATGGTCTGCTGGCCTGGGCTGTAGTGGGGCTGCCACCGGTCCGCCCTGGTCGGTAAGGCTAAAAAGCCAGGACCTTCGCTTACCCTTTCCGCCTGCGTATGCGCTTTATTACAGACATATTTTATGGCGCACACGTGCTATATAGGGGCAGAGGCAGGAAAAAGAATCAATCCCACACAAGTGCGTCGTTACGCACCTGCAGGAGATACTCAGAGCGAGTGAAAACAAAATCGGGACGGAAACCCGGCACAATGCGCTTGACGCAGGCCGCGGTAACTCCGCTCCAAAAATCCCAAGTGGCATCGTCGTGAATCGACAACTCAAGCCACATACGGTTGATATTCGAGGCGATGATCTCCTGTGCACCCTTATCGGTGCGCACCCAATACGGAATACACAACACAGACTCCAGATCAAGAGCCCCCACATACTCATTGTAGGAGTCCTCAAAGCGGAACGTGCGCTTGAGGAAAGAGACTTCAGTCAGGAGACGAGATTCGGGAACCTCGCCCTCTGCCTTAGTCTCGATCGTATATGTCATACCAAGACCAGTCATAGCGTCAGCAATAGTACGCTGATTAAACAAGTGGAGGACCTCATCAGAGACATTCAGGACGTTATCATCCCCATACACACAGAGGTAGACATAATCCCAGAATTTAGAAGAATTGTGTGCACCCATGATTCGACCCCAAGCCATGGAGAAAAGAACGAGATTGCACAAAGAATTGATGAATGACGTGGCGGGGTGGCCGCTAGGTAAGCCATGAGACCAGCCATAGACAGTGCTCTTAACACTACCGAGTCCGCCAAGATGACGTGAGGACACAACCTCAAGCCAGAGCGTACGACGCGCGAGAGCCCACTCGTCGTCACCATACCACTCCGCAATGATGTCATGTGCGGCCCAAAGAATCTGGGGCTGCAGAGAGGAGTCAAAGGACTTATAGTCTCCAGCGACACAACGGAGGCCACGACTGCGGAGTCGTTTGGCGAGTTGGTCGAAGTCCTTGTAGGCGTTGATACCGATGGCCATCCCGTTAGCAAGGCGGGTCTTTTGCGCAGCGATGGTAAAGCTCAAAAAGAGCATGCGGAAAGCAATGGTGTAGGCGAGCGGGGCTGCAGAGATTAAACGCGCGGCTTTACCGGGCTTACGCGCCTCATCCTTAAGGAAGTCCACATAAAGATGGGTGGCGCGCGTGCCCTGCTTAGCCAAACGGAGAATCTCGAGCACGTCCGCACGAAGCTTCTGGCACTCAGGTTTTTGCAGGTCATATTCCTGCTTCGTGCCAAAGAAGTAGTACTTCCCCCGGTGTTTAGACACCATGGGGTCGCACACGGACGGAAAGCCTGCGGAGGTGCCACGCGGAATCGATTTTAATTCCGGGATTCGGGGATCACCAACAACAGCAGTCTCAAACGTATGACATGCAACACGAGGATGAACCTCACGATCGCGCGTACACTCCATAAGCTTGGACGCGGCGACATGCCGCGCGCGGCTCACTTCATCGTGATCATACGTCAGGACGGGACCAGAGTAGGGTTTTAGGGCAAGGGACATGGCCGGCACCTCCAACCCGGTCTCAGGGTCAACAGCCTTGTTCAAGCGTGGCTCACGCTTAGCGCACGGACACCAGGCCTCGAAGAGATCAGTCTGCTTAAGAGCAGTCCGATTCGTAGTCGAGTGCCCAACCGGCACCAGTCCCATATGCTCGAAAGAGCCAGGGACAAGGGGTTCACCGACACCAGGCACATAATAACACTGTTCGGCTGCGGAGCCTACTAAGAGCCGTGCCACGACATCCTTGATGAGCTCAGCATTAATAATGGAAGAACACCCACGTTCACCATCATTGAAACCGGCGACGTGAATGCCCAAGATCTTGCGACACTGAGTCCAGTCGGCACTCTCAAGAGTGAGAACACCACCGCAGTCGCCCATCCGGGTGGGGATGTCATACTGGATGAGGTCGAACCGCATAGACTTGCCAGTAGGGCCATCAATAGCCAACTGCTCCAGAAAACTGCCAAGGTTGCTGCGCGAACGGAAGATCCTAAGATCCCCAACGCGCTCGAAACCGGCGGTCTCAAGACGCACATTGATATGCTTCAGGCCTGCATAGTCATTTGGGTTACAGAAGAATGCTGAAAGATCCTTATGCATCTGCAAGACATCAAATTTGACAAACGTAAGATCGCGACACTCATAAGAGACGCGGGGCAAACTCATGAAATGTGCATACGTAAAGCGCACAGTGGAGTGGCCCACGAGGCGGTCCAAGACAACATAATCGTTGGGTTTCATCTCAAGACGTTTCATAGTAGTCATGAAGTGGTAGGGCACCACACCAAGCTGACCCTGCACCATTTGCAGGTAACCAAGTTTATTGAGTTTACCACCGATTTCAACACAAAATATGTACGAACCCTGCGTGGCAAAGCGCTGGACGACGGATGTTATATCCTCGCCAGCGCCCTGTTCCGTTGCACCGCCAGTCTCAAAGACCGGATCAAAGCGCGACGCAGGGGTGTGCAATTCCTGTACCAAAACGTTGGCACCAACGGTTTGCTTCTTGACACGCACCTGAGTGCGCATCGTAGGCTCAGGAGCGTTGGATTGCGCCGTGGCACGCGCCTTAGCCGCCTCAAAGGCAGCCGCAGGTGGTTCCTTAACAACAACAATCTTTTCGTCCACAATGGTCACGAAGTCCTCCCGGCGGAAGTACGACATGGCCTTCATGAAAACACTCTGAGTGTCCTTCGGCATCTTGGACAACTTCTTTAGGGCACTAGGCTCAACCGAGACATCAACGGGTTTAGACATAAACAAACCAAACACCTGCTTAGCAAGCATAAAACCAATAGTGAGGGCGGTGACGCCCCCAAGAATACCCATAGCAAGGACGAATTTATTCTTTGACCACCACTCGAGGTATGTACACGCAGTTACAGCCGCGCCCTTAGCGGCCGCAACAGCCTGGTCAATAGGCCCAGAAAGCCGCACACGCACCTTCGCGTTAGCCTCCTGTACAGCGGCATAAATATGTCGGTTGGTATCATTCACCCAAGCGGGCAAACAATCATAAAAACGTTCCGTGCCATCAAGAGACACATCCTCGAGGGCGAGAGACCCCTCATACTCATCCTCTGAGACCGCAGGAAGCGGTACATAAGGGACAGGATCAGGGAAGGGTTCAATCTCAGAGGACTGGACCCGCGCTATAGCGCGGGCGAAAGAATCAATAATGTAGTCATCCTCACCAACGCCAACCTCATAAATATCGCCCTTCTGCTTAATGAGGGCGACCATTTGATCGACAACCTCATCAACAGAAAGACGCCTACCATCGCCAGAATTCTGGCCGGTAGCATAGTCATAATACGTAAAATAAAAGGCCTCTTTATTGGAATGGGAAGCCATAGCAATGCGATATTTGGCAGTGTCAAAGTTGCAAGGAGCATCCTCAGCAAGACCACACACGCGGAATTCCGGGTTGATGTTGAGACGCAACGGTAAGTGCAGCCGGCGTATGATCGCATCAGAGCTGTAAGTAACCGCTGAGCATTGGGAGGGAATCTCCTTAACGTTGGTCGTACAAAGGACAGCGCGACTAGTAAAGAAAGTGCGCCCCTTACTAGCAACGTCGGCCATATTTACAGGATATACAGAAGAATTGACCATATCAATGAGACGACGCCAATCATGGAATTCAGAGCCGGGATGAGCAGGAGTCTGACCCAAATCGTCAATCATGGTGACAAACTGTCCACAGTAGCCATTAAAGAATTTGTCACCATTGCAGCGCCAAATCTCCTTACTAAGTACACGATTGAGCTGACTGAGGCGCCGAGGCGACAGTGAGCGAACCAGGATCTCTTTGGCAATGATGTCCATAACGGTTGTCTTGCCAATGCCTGGAGCTCCATATATACAAAGAGAAGCAGGCTCAGGGCGCCGGCCCTTACCGGCCCCAATAGCGGGGCCAGCAGTGGCGGCAATCTGGTCAAGATACGATTTACAACGAGCGATTTGAGAAAAGATTGGTGGGTTCCAACGATGCGAATCAAGGAGCACACCTCCCTCATGAATGAGAGAGGTAAGCTCATCAATTACCGTAAAATCCACATTCTTATCCTGCATCGTGATCTCATTGCGGAGGTTCTCGACACGCTTGCTCCAATCGTCAACCTCAGTGAACCCAGTGCGAAACAAGGTCATGGCCTTCATGCCAAACATACGAAGAATAGTATTCAGTGCGGACTGCATGGTAGCCATGACGAAATTGCCAAAATCATTCCATCCGGAGACGGTACCATGGTAGCGAGACATGTTCTTATTGACCTCGTCAACATGATATTTGAAATCACCCTCACCGCCCAAGGTGCCAAAGGTAGTGCTGCAGGCAATAAGGTGCGAAAAGGCGCCAAGGTCAAAAAACCCACTCTGGGTCTGCGCCCCACCGCACACGGTGAAATCATCCCCAAATGGTTTAAAACACTCAAACGTCTCACGAAGGTAAGCCCATAAGTCATGCGGAATCAAAGAAGAAGCAATAATGGCGATACCAGCAGCTGGAACAACAAACTTGAGCCAATCCGGTTTATAGTACACAAGGGCCAACAGGCAGAGCACGGGAACGATAAGCCCAAGTGCTTGGCGAGCGCTGACCAATAACGAATCAATGGTACCAATGGCACCCTCGGTCCGCGCCTGTCCAAGCGCTACAGCCTCGCGGACTTGATCACATGCACCAACATGTGAATCAGCGAGGTTCGTAATGCTGTTCGACATGCGGGCAGCATGGTTCTCAAAGGAATCTCCAATGCGGGTGGCCGTGGACTCGACGAGTTGATTGAGTCGCTCAAGAGCCTCACGCACCTCACGGCCCCCAGGCAGCCCAAAGGCTTGGGTATGAGCCTCCTGCATTTGATGCAGGAGGGCATACTCGGCCTTAGACAAAGGAGGAATCTCCTTCACCTTACCGGCACGGGTGTGACTCTTACGCGTATAACGAGTCTTCTCCGTGCCATGGGGAGGCTTAGGCATCAAGGGGGGTTTGGCGGGGCAAACACACACACCCTTGCGACCACACGCTGTACAAACATTGAGCTTCGCGGTCTGGTCAAGATGAGCCTGGCAATGGGCACCTTGGTCAGTGCGACGGATAGCAACATCCCCATAGACACGGAGTCCAAGGTGGACACGGTCTTGAACAGGGTCATACTTAACCGAAGCACAAACGTGAGGCTTGAGAGCGAGCAGTGAGGCACGCACCATGCCTCTGTGACCAGGACGATGACACAACAACTTGAGGACGGGAGCACCGCGCGGGCGATACAAACGATGAGAGCACGGCCTGTCCGCAACGACACGGAGTCCAAGGCGAACACGGTCGGAAGCGGGGTCATAAACAATCGTAGTCATCAAACGGCTGTCGCGCGCGGGGGTAGCCACGCGCGGCGCCTTGGGAATGCGACGGTGCACGGGAATCCACGCAGGGCGCGTGTCGTGCACAGTGCGGTCCTTTGAGGACCAGTACATCCAGAACTCAATGGGTATGGCAACCTTAATGTCCACCTCAGGAGAGGTGAAGTTTGGGGTAACGCCACACCACGGGTCCACAGCGAGAGAGGTGTCCTCATTCTCAAGCACCGTAAACGGGTTGAAATCGGGGACGAGAACGCTCTTGGCATGGTAGGAGTCCCATAGCACAAAGCACTCCTTGGACATGGGGGGAGGAGCCGAGAGAACATCAGGCGCACAATCGAGGTAGGAACAGCCTGCACGCAGTGCGTTGAGCCTTGCAAGGAGGCTCTCGCGGATAGCGTCGGAATCATAAACCTCAATGGGCTCACAGCTCGTCTGCAGGGGGGCAATCCTGCGGATATGTCGCTCACGGACAGACACAAGGGCGTCACGCAAAGACGGGCTAACAAGACGGGTGGGAAGCACCGTGAACCCAAAGTCAGAGGCAGCGAAGTTGTTGACAAAGTTGCGGGAAACTGGGGTTGTTTGTTGCGCTGGGTAGTTCGATGACGACGCAGAGGTGGCGGGGACCACGTACGAACCTTGGGCAGGGCGCCCAAGACTGTGCTGGGGGCGAATGAACGCCGATCCAACACAGGACATCTTTGATTTTGATGTGATACGGCCCTTTCGGGGACGACGGCAAAATCGGCGATTGGGGACGGGGTTCTTCCCCCCAAGGTAACACACTCGCCAAGTGTGCCCATCAGGCCGTAGCCGTTAGATGCATGGGACAAGGAGTCGGTCCTTTTACGTAGTGCCAGGTTTCAGAGACTGCCCACGGGGCTGGTCAATGCTAAACTGGGTAACCGCATGTAGACACACAACTCAAAGCCTGCTATCCCTTAAAGGGGGGCCACACACAGTGTGGTACACGATAAAGGGAAGAACAAAGACATGGGCCTCATGGGCCTCCATGTCAACTATGCGAAATAAACGGAAACCACCAAAAAACCACAGCACAAAGAGAACAGCAAAGCAACAAAAAAGTACACGTGCAGTGCTGGGCGAAAAACCTGGCGCTAATAAAAGACGCGCGCCACGTAGTGCGTAAAAATACAAACAGGGGTATGGGCCTCAAGGGCCTCCATACTTGTTATCAATACAAATACAAGGGAGATGGTGGTAAAACCAACGAAGAGAGCAAAAGCCCTCAGAGCCAACTATCGCATGGAAGCGGTAAAATAAAACATGGGGAGTGAACC